CAGCAAAATCTCTAATTAAAGGTGCTAAATATTTAATTTGATTTGGTCTATAAATCTTAGTTTCTTTTAATTGTTGTGTAATATTTTCTTGTACCGTTTGTGCGTCTTTTATTAATTCTTTGTTCTTATCTTCGGCTTCTTTTAATATTTGTTCTGCTTGTTGTTTTAAAGTTTCTTTTTCGCCATCAAAAATTTTAGCTTCTATAGCACTAAAACCTTTTTCTTTAATACGAACATGAGGTTGTAATGCATTACCCAGATCCGTGCCAACAAATTTTGTTGCGTATTCCCCTGTTGGTATTATTATGTCACCACTTTCACCTGTACCATTTATATCTTTTAAATCATTAGCTATTTGTGGCGAAAACAATTCTAGTTGTTCCATTGTTATGCCATTATCTTTTAAAGCCTGATTAAATGGTTTTGCGTCTATAAAAATATTTGGAACATCTTTTCCATCAGCTACGTCTTGTATATAGTTTTGAAATTTATTAGGATTTCTTATTTTTGTTTTATCATTAGCAGATAAATTAGCTAACGACTCTACAAACGCAGTATCTTTTGTTGCTTCTTTAGCTTTAATTCTATCTGTAAAAAATGTTGGACCTGCACTAAATCCAGCAAGTGGGATCATACCAGTACCAACTTTTTCAAATACACCAACTAATCTTTGTGCAATTTCTTGTCTGCCTTCTTTTGTTTGTAATTTGCTTTCAAATTCACCTGTATCAAAATAATCAGCAAAATCCTCACCTGCAATATTTACTAACTCTTGTAATTCTTCAGTACCAACTTCTGATGCCCAGTTACGAAATGCAGTAGTACCTGCCTTTTGCAATACTTGACGCATTGTTGCTTTTTGTAGTGACTTATTAACTTCTTTCATTGTTGCTCTTATCAATAATTGTTTTGCTGGACCTGTAACTAATCCAAGACCAACAAGTTCTAATCCACCATTAACAAGACCAACTGCTATACCGACATTTTTTGCGGTTTCGTGCGAAATACCATTTTCTATTAATTGGTTATATTGGTGACCTGCTTCTATAATTGTTCCTTCTTTTGCAGAACCTGTTGACAATCCCCATATAAATCCAGTTATTGCACCGCCTTTAATTGTAATAGGAGCAAAAGGACCACCTAGTGTTCCAAGACTTGCACCTACACCAGCACCTGCTGTGCCGTACTTAACTGCTTCTTGTAATGTTCTTGACCATTGACCTACAATAGATGCCGAGTTTTCCCACATTCCAGATCCATCGCCTTGCAATTCTGCTAACCTTGAATTTATTTCTTCTATACGTTTATCTATGGCTTCGTTAGGTTTGCCTAGTTCTACGTTTAAACCTTTTTGAAATCCTAATTTACCTAGTTCAGCTTCTAATCTTCCTGATTCATAACCTTGCGAAACGTTTTCTGGAAATTCTTGTATTCCAGTAAATGCACTTTCTATAAGACCTAATTTTTCTACATTGTCTTGTGCTATAGCTGCAAAATCAGGATCAGTTAAATGACGCATTAATATAGGATTTGTTTGTGCCATATCCATTTCATATATATCTTTTTCTTTGTTTCTTTCTTTTAAAAGTTTAAAAGTTTCTTCACTATCTAAAGCAATATTTGATGGCAAATTTAGACGTTCCGCTAATTTTTGTGCTGCACCAGTTCTTTCGGGATCTAATTTAGAAACATTAATTAAAGTTTGTCTTAATAGTTTTTCTCTATTTTCATTATCTTTTTCATCAATAATGTCAAACGGATTATCATTACCATAGTCTTGACTAGGTGTCTGATCTAAAATGTCAAAAGGATTAGTAGACATAATTAATTACTTAACCCATAATTTTTAAGATTTTCTCTGGCCTGTGTTTCATTTTCTGGTTTACCTGCTTTTAACCAATATTCAGCAATAAGTGCTTGCGTAGGATATTTATTTTTATCTCTTATAGATTGTTGTATTAATGAAAGTACTTCTGAATTAATTTTACTTGTGAAAACTTTTACATTTTGTCCTTCATATAAAACATCAACAAAAACATTTTGTAAATTATCAAACTCAACAGTAGCAGGTATTACGTCTTTTCTGTCACCACCAAAACGTCTATCAACACTAACTAAATCAGTTAACAACACATAATTAAGTGCATCTTGTTTTTGACCCATTGTTAATTTAACGTTGCCATTAGCTATTTGCCGTGCGTTAATTTCTTTTAACCATGCGTCATTTATTGCTATATATTTAATATTATTTTTCTTACTTTTATTTCTGTGCAAATTACCCATGTCATATCTATCTAAAGTGGCTTTTAACATATTGACATTACCTGTAGCTTCTACATAATTATTTTCATTTTTTAAAGTTTCTGAATATCTTTTTAATTCTGCAAATTGATTGCGTGACAATTTATGACTATGTACATCTATATTGTCTCTTAATTCAGCAGGGTTATCTATCAATTCAACAACAGTATCTACATCAGATTCTTCTGGTGGACCTTCTTTTAATATTTTTTTATCTGCTTCCGTATAATCGTCAATATTTATATTATTAGCTGCAAGGTTTTGCCATCCTCCCGGTTCTGCAAATGCTATTTCTTTTGCAGCAATAAAGTTTTGATTGTATATACCTTCTTTTTCATTTTTAATTTTTTCATATTTTATATCTAAATTATCTAATTCATATTTTTGTTGTACAGGATCTTTAGTTGTTTCTTTTATTTTTTCTGCTAATACTTTTTTAGGTTGTAAACCTGTAACTTCATCTACTACTATTGTTTCTTCTCCCATTGGATCAAAGTCATAATTTATATTTTTCTTTATAACTTCAAAATCATTTGAAACTTTATCATTGTAAATCATTTGGTTTTGTAAACCTTCGTATTCCTTAGTACCCACAAAAGGACCAAGAGTAGACATTGTTATAGGTTTATTAACATCAACTGGTACAGCATTATCTGGGTTAGCTTTGTGTTCTTTTAAAGCCTTACTAAAATCTGCACTACCTTGTCTAGTATTTGGAAATTGATTTCTTTGTGGTGCGTTTGGAAATGTATTTTTTGTTTTAGAGTAAAAACTTAAATTTTTTCTTCTAAATTCTTTTTTAACTAATTCAATGTACTTATCTACAATTCCTTCATTAACTATTTTAAAATTATCTGGGTTATTAAAAAATTCATTTCTATATTTATCTATACGATTTTTACCTCCTGTAGTGTTACGTCCACCCCTTTTTATAGTTGGTACTGGAATACTAGCTTTGTATTCTCGTTCTGCTCTTGTATATAAAGAATCTGCTGATTTTACTCCTATACGTTGTGCAGCAAACATATGTATAGCTTGGTGTTGTGGAATTAATCTTGTTGTAGTTGTAGGATCATAAAATTTTGATAATTTTAATCGTTTGTCTAATAAATCTATAGCTTCTGATCGTTTTAAATTAGAAATATCAAGTTCATCAGAATGAAATCCATATTTTACATGAGCATTTTTTCCATCATCGCTAGATTGGTTGCTACTTAAAGAAAATAATATATTTGCATTTTCTATTAAATTACCATTGTTTTGATCTACATTACTGGAAAGTATTGCATCTACTTTTGTATCGCCATCATCTTCATTTTCTGCTTGTTTACTGTCTTTTCGTAATTTATTTAAAATTTTATTTGTTTTATCTTTATCTAATTCATCCAAAAATTTATCTATAGCAGGTCGATTTTTATCTGCTTTAAATTTATCTACAACATCTTTTGCTATTTCCATTTTTGTCTCTTCTATTTTTTGTAAATATTGGTCGCTTAAACCTTTAGCAGGGTCAGTTTCCCATCCTTTTAACTGTGCAAATTCTGTTATTCCTTGCAAAGCATCTGTAAAATATTTTCTAAAATCACCTTCTGGATCTTCAAAAGTTTTATACGCATTTTTAGCAGCTAAAATACTTCGTTTATAACCAGCTTCTGTTTCATCTTCATTGTAAAGACGTTGCTGTTTTAAAGAATGCGTTGTCATATCGTTTAAAAACGATTTGGTATATACTTGTGCCTTGTTTTCAAAAATATATTTAACAGTACCGTTACTTGCCCTGTTCTGATAAGACTCTAATAAAGTCTTCATTTCATCTCTATATGTATCATATGTTCTTACAAATTTTCCATCTGTTGTTTTAGTTGTGCCTACAGCATTAGCACCTTGTAAAGCACCGTACCTATCTTTAATTGCTTGTGCTTCGTAATAATATTCGTTAGATAATTGTTTAGATTCTGCATCATTTAATTCGTCATCTAATTTATTTATTACCTGTCCAAACTGTTGTAAAGCCTTGCCTTGCCTTTGAATATCATCAGAAACTACATCTCTTTGAGGTTCTACAGAAGTAGCACCAAATTGCACTTCAGAACCTGCTGCTAATTCCTGTTGTGGTGATGTTTGTAAAGGTACTCTTGCCATAATTAATTAAGATTTACCAGCAGTTGATGGTGCTCTAGTAAGCATACTTGCAGGTAAGCTGCTGATAAGACTGCCTGTACCTGTCAATAAACTACTAGTCATATTCATAAATGGGTCTATAGATGACGCAGTAGCAAACATATTACTTGCACTTACTCCAAACATATTTGCCTGTATTCCTAAACCTACAGCTTCTAAACGTTTATTTTCTACTGCTCTAACTTTATTAGAATTCATTGCCATCTTATCTAATTCTGCCATTATGTCAGAACTAACAAAAGCATCTTTTGTACTGCCCACACCTAATTGTATTCCTCTTGCTGCAAATGACGTTTTTGCTTTTGATCTTTGGTTGCCTTGTCTTAATGTCATTATTTGAAATCGTTTATCAAATGTTCTTGCTAAATGCTGTGCCTGACTTTCTTTCATGTCTTTATTAAACAAAGCCATATCTTTTTTATGTTGCAAACTTAAAGCTAGACTTTTTGTTTTATATTTTTCTGCACTAGCAGCATAGAAAGCACCTATACCACCACTTACCGCACCAAAACCTTGTGTAATAACACCAAACTGACCAAGGTTACTTAAACCACTAAAACTTTTTGCCATTGTTGTACTTACCTCAACGCACCTTTATTTTTTAGTATATATACATGATATCTGTTTACGGTCACACTATCCACCTATAGCAGCTTCTAATGTAAGACCTACGACTGTTAGAGGTAATGGGTCAGTTTGACGTACAAAAAGTTGACCATTATCTTGCCATTGCGGTGTGAGCATTATTTTTATATCTTGTGTTTTTAAATTAGGTGGTGTGCCATATGGTTCTGTTGTACGTTGTTTTGCTTCTACTAATTTATCTGCACTAGGACCTGCAAAAATACCAGATGATTCTAATACACGCAACCATACATGATTTAGATTTTTAACTCTACCTTGTCCTAAAGCTTCTACCTGTAAAGCTAAAGGCAATGTATTTAAATCACTTTCATAAGGCAATCCTAAATGCACAACACTAGCTGCACGTTCCAAACTTATTTCACCGCTTGATACTGTTCTTTGTGGGTGTACAGCACCGTCAGCTAATATATTTAATGTTTTACCTTCTAAATAATCTAAACCTGATATTTTATCTCTTGCCACTTCATAAGTTGTAATTGCTGTATTACGCAAACTTACTGGTAAATCTTTATCTAATTTTGCCGTTGCAACTGTTTGGCTAGATGTACCAAGAATAGTAAGACGATATAAAGTAGTGCCATCAACTATTACTATTGCATCGTTTTTATCAGCAACACTAGGTGGTGCATTAAATAAATTATAATTTACAGTTACGGTAACAGTTTCTCCTTTTGTAAAATTTGTACCACCAGATATAGTTACTGTTCTATTTGTATCTGTATTAGTGCCGTTGTAAGTTGAACCTGCATCAACAAAAAAACTATCACGTTGCGTTGCAAATAATCTTGTACCCATACGCTCTACATAACGTTTACTAGCACCATTTATAGTTCTCTTAATAACGCAATAAGTAACGTCATCATCGCCTTCAGATACGCAAGCAACGCTTTCAAATAAACCATCTGTGTCATGTTGATGCCATGCACCTATTTGTTGTTCTGGTACATAAGTAAGACCTAATAACTTACCGTTACTACTTACCATCCATACAACTGGTATTGGTGCTTTAGCTAAAGACATATCTAAAATTGTAAAATTATCAAATAAATGCGGAGCACGAAGAGATAAATCACCTGTAATAAATCCATTTGCTTGCCAGTTATAACCAAGTTCTCTTACATGACCACCACGAGCAGCACCATATATCAAGCTATTATTAACAATAACTGGTTGTGAATTATTAGCTCCTACATAAGATTGCGGTTTTACTGATATAGATGTTGGTGTTATAGCATCACTATTAACAGAAGTTACTCTCCATTCTGCTGATCCTGTAAGTAAAAGTAATTGTGTTAATGGCACAATATGTCTAATAGTATTAGCTTCACGAGCAGCTACTCTAAATTCAATACGGTCATCATCTCGTATTGGTAAACCGAAAGACATATTACTTTCAGTACCAGATTTAGTCATCCAGATACTTTGTGGTGCATTGTTAGTACCTGCAAATACTCTACGTTGTTCAAAATAAGATACAGCACCGGGGTAATTACCAGTACCTACAAAATCATTTTCATGTATTGGTGGTGTCCTAGAAAAATCAGGTGCAATATTATCATCAACAATTGTTGTGGTAGTAGTTTCTCCAATAAAACCAAAAATACCACCTTGATCTTTATAAACTCTATATCTACTAGCACCAGTTACTGCGTTCCATGTAATAGTATTTTTAGCTCCAGTTACAAATATATTATTGCTGGCAGTTGCTGTACTTGATTGATTACTTTCATCTATTAAATTTGCTTTAACTGCTGTAACAACATAATTATGATCTAGTTTAGTGTCAGCATTAGTACTGGTTGATGGTGGTAAATATGCACTTACAGATACTCCTGTAGGTGCTGCTATAGGACTACCAAAATCTATTAATTTTAATTCCCATTTTGTAGCACCTAATCTTCTTAATTCTTTAGGTGGATGTAATGGATGCACTAATGTTAAGACATCAGCAGATTGAACATAATGAACATCAAACAAATCTGCTTCTGCATATGAATGTGGTATTTCATAAATATTAGGATTTGTAGGTAATGGATACCAGTTTGTAGCGTTAGGTGGTTGACTATTAGAATGTGCAGTTTTTGCGTAATAATTTACACCGTTATATAAAGCTATATCTCCTACTCCATAATTAGTACCACTATTCCATGCTGCTCCATTGTTATAAAATAATGTTTGCCCTTGAGTATGAAACCTAAAATATTGTTCACCAAACTCAAGAATCATAGTTTGAGTTGTATTGAATGTAAAAGGTAATAATCTTGTAGATTTTGCACTATTTTTTACTTCTGCTACAAAAGCAAAACCGGGTCTATTTTGGGCTGGTCCTTGTGGTTTGGCAACAAAATTACGCATTGTTGCTGCACCTTGTTGAAATTTAGTATCACTTATACGACCAAACATTTCTGGTGATATCTCTCCTCCAGAAAATGCTTGTTTAAAATTACGAGTTACAGGCATATATTATCTCCCAGATGTCCAAGGAACTATATGTTCTACCGTAATATCTCTCTGTAAATTATCTGATTGTTTTGCCTGTGTTAAATAATTTGACATCATCTGTATACATCGTTTTGCTTCTGCTGCTCCCTGATCTCCTTTTATAACAGGACCTGCCAACATAGAAGCTAAATTCCATGACAACGTTAAAACAAATAATGGTGAAAATAAAGATGGATCAGTAATAAATGCCTGATATCGCAACATTGCATTTTCCTGATTGGTATATATTAATGATCCTTCTATAGCAAATTGTTGTGGTGTATATTGTCCAGCTACAATAGTAGGTGCAAAATTAGCTGTTAAATTACCGGGAGTATCACCAGCAGACATTCTTGTAGCGTAATCATTTTCTGACGATGGTGACAATATTGCAACAGGTGACATCATATCAGCAGGTGCAACGTATGCATAATCCCATTGCTCAATAGTATTTGTAGTTAATGCTAAATTAATTCGTTTTGATGCAAAATTCCATGTGTGCAGTTCTAACAAAGTATTTCTAGCTATCGGATAAAAACGTGCAGCTTTTTCAGCTTGTGCTGATCCTTCTGGTGGATTTATCGTAGCTATTGTTGCATCGTCACCCAAATGAGCTAGGGCAAGGTTGCAAATATCTACTTCTGTTGCCATAACATCTCCTAATAAAAAGGGAGGATAGCAGTATTACTACTAGCCCCCTGTGAATAAATAAGAAATTAATGCCTATTTATTTGCTGCTTCAAGTTGACTAATAAGAGTTTCTTTTGTTTGTCGTTTATCAAGTTCTAAACCAATAGTACGACCATAAACTTCAAGCTCTGCTTTTGTCATTGCTTCATAATCAATAACATCAGACCCACCAACAATTTCAATGTTTGTGTTTGGCTCTCCGTTATATTCAAACTCTTCGTTAGCTTCTCGCATGGATTGACCAACGAAACATTTAACTTTTGCTTTGTAAATAGGCATAAAATCTCCTTATTAAACTACGGTAAAACCAGAAGCATAGAATTTTCTTCCGTCACCGATTGTTTCTACTACATCAGCAGTAACTTTACCAGCGTTAAAAGTACCTGCAATTGTGTATCTAGCACCAACATACCTTTGACCTTTGCCAGCAATATCTGGATTAAAACGTACTACTACGTTTTTACCTAATGTTAATGCTGCTGTAAGAATTGCATCGCTGCTTCCTATTACAGTAGGACTAGATAAGTTAGCGTTAGCACTAGTAATAACTTCAAACTTTACACTTGTACCATTTGCTAATGCAGTAGTAACCGCAAAGTTCATATATAAAGCAGTACCTTCACCAATGTCTCTAGCTGTTCCTAAATCAATAGTGTTAGTAGATACAGCAGTTGTGGTAAGTGCTTGATCTTCGCTCACTCTGAGCAGTTTGTCTGTAATCATTTTGGATCTCCTTTAATAATAAATAGATTAAACAACACGAGCTTCGCTGTTTATCAAAGCATCTACTCTTCTTAGAGGAACACCTAAGAATGATAGGTAGCTTTGTGCTGTTCCAAACTGTGATAAACCTTCTTGAATTGCCAAGACGTTTTGTGACTTATCAAGTGCTGCAACTGACATTCCAGAATGAACAGTTCTATTCATATAGAATGCTGCTCTACCCATAGACATATTAGGTATTCTGTATAAAGCTCTAGTTAAAAGCTTAATTAAATTAGTAGATGCACTTGCAGCTTGTGTGTTAGCACCTGCTACTAAATCAGAAACATCAATGTTGCAAATACGAACAACGTATCTCCAATCTTTAACAACTAAACCGTTTTTCCATTGGTAACGAGTAGCAAAAGCTTGTAACCTTGTACCGTCACTATTGTAAACAGTTTGCTCACCAAGATCTTCGTGTGTTAAACCTGCTTTAGAGCCTTTAGGAAATGGGCAATATACTGTTTGATCACCCCAACAAACTAAATATACAGATGCATTATCAGAACCTGATCCACCTGCGTCAAGAATGTTTACTGCGTTGTCAGCAGATAAATCACCATATCTAGGTGCTAAACCTAAAAACTTCTTAGGATCAGTACCGGGATTGCCGTAAAACATTGTTTCGGCTTGTGTCTGGTTCATTGCTTCTAAAAACGCAGTATCTTCAGATAAACGGAACTGTGCGGTGTTACCATTTAACATCGCTAAGTCTTTGTCTACTTCAGAACGAGCTTCCAAGATTCCGCAAGCTTCATCTACCTGTGCAGTAGTTGATTTGCTTGATGGAATACCTTGGTTTAATGCACGAAAATAAACTTGTGGTAATCCTGTTCTGATAATTACACGTTCTCCAGTAGGTAAATTACCTTCTTTAAAAACGCAATCATCTAATATTTCGTTGGACTGTGATAACAGTTCTGCAACAATAGGAACTCTACCGTCTGGGTCAGATCTTTTTGCCCAATCCGCTAGGGTTAAATTTGATGTTGAGAGAGTAGCCATTAATTAACTCCTTATTTAATTTTGCTGATTTGGATATAGTGATCTTGATATGCCGTCAAAATCTTTTGGTATGCCAGAACCTTTGCCCATAGCACCTTCAGAATTACCAACATAACCGTCTTCACTAATAGCCTTACCTGCTCGGTACATAAACCGAATTACTTCGGGATGGTTGCCCAAGCCTGATTCTTGCAGCAGGTCTTTTAAAGCATCAGTACCAAACGCTTTAAGTGATGATTTAGCAATTTCTAGATTGGCATTAAGATTTTCGCCACCAAATTCTTCATCTGATTTTGAATTGTTTGCCCATTCTACTTTTACCTCTTCAACAGCTTTTGCTTGTCGTGCCTGTATTACAGGTGCAACTTTGTCTAATACTTTTTGTGCAGAATCTTGTGGCAGGTCAAGTTCTTTAGCGACTTCACCGAAAGCAGTTAAAACTTCGGGGTCGAGTTCATCTGGTGCGTCAGCCACCTTTGCGTTGAACTCGTATTTCTCAGGTGCACCTTCTGGTGTTTCTGATTCGTTAGTTTCACTTTCAACAGAGGATTCATCCGAATCTTGCTGATCCTGTTCAGATTCTGTTTGCTGCTGTGTGTCAGTAGTCGTTTCAGTTGATTGCTCAGTTGACTCGTCTACTGGCTGCTGCGTATCGCCTTCATTGGTTTGGTTGGCTTCCGTTATCAGCGTTTCTGACATTTTTTTGCTCCTTAATCATTGTCGGGTATAACTCAGGACAGAGAGTGTGAATCAAGTTTAGTATTTGCAAACCATAGTTTCTGTTACCTTCGCTAAATGACATTGCCATTGCGTT